GAGTGGATTGATCTGCAAAAGAACAATAGAGATATGGAATTCAATGAGTGGTTGAAATTTTTGATTATTATTAGTTGTGCTGTTTATCGAATGGATCCTACAGAGTTAGGTTTTCAATTTAAAGACCAAGCTCAAATTTTTGGACAAGATGGCCAAAAACAACGTTTGCAACATAGTAGAGAAAAGGGTTTAAAACCATTATTGATTTTTTTGCAGAATATTATCACTGAATATCTTGTAAGTGAATTAAACGAAGATTTCGAGTTTGTTTTTACGGGTATTGAAGTAGAAGACGAAGAAGCTCAAGTGAAACTCGATAAAGATAAATTAGAAATGGGTATGGTTGCTATGCAAGATATCTTTAAGAAATATTCAGGTAGAGAGTTTGATCCTGAGAACGACATTATTTTGAATCAGGTTTATCAAACGGCACAGGCAGCAAAACAACAACAAGAGATGTACGGAGCTTCTGTTCCAGGAGAAAGTGAGGAAGAAGGTGTTCCGATGGATGAAGAAATGGAAGAGAATCCTTTTGATAAATACAAGTCATTTTCAAACGATCCTATAATGGGACCGGCAATTGATTATTATA